CCCTAACATCTTGGATGTTAGGAGGGACCCCCTGTTGGACAGCTACGTTTTATACTAGTCTAGCTCTAGTTGATTGATACGAATAAGTCTATAAATATGATGACTGCTACTTCCGTGTTGATCACGGAGGTAGCTTTTTATCTATTTGTAGCATCGATCATGATGCTTAAGCGAGATGAAATTAAAGTTAGTTATTCATTATTTTTCCAGTGCCTAGTCTGCAAACTAGGTGGTAAAATTGCCAGAACTCTGTAAAGAGTTCTAAAGATAATTTGATGGGGTAGCGCCCATCATATTATGACAAGTATTTTGAATTAGTAAGTTTAGATTTCATTGGAATGTTTTGGTCATTCAAACCTTTGTTGTTTATCATAACTTGCTTCCCCTTTTGGGGACTCAACAATTTCTGCTGACGAAGAAGTTGTTGTTTTATAAGAATCGTTAAAACTCAACTGTTAATGTGTTAATACAGTTGTTTATTTGGCAGATGTTTATATTTGTTACACATTTCTGATTCAATTTATTTGATTTAGATATTCTATGTTGTATGGAAAGAAAGAAACTTTTATATGATAATGTTCCACTAGCGTGTTGTAGGTGTGAGACTCGAGTACTCACTACAATTTGGAAATGGCTCTGTAATTGGAAAAGATTTCTTTTCTACTTTTATCATAGTTGCTCATGAGAGCGTAATTATTTGATGATATATTTTGATGATGTGCGGAAAATTTAACCTCTATCTATATGAAAGTTTTGATTATTTGTAAATCACACGATGAATATTGCCATGGAAATGCACTTTATATTCTTTTCTGACAAAGCAATCACTCCATGAGGAGTGGGAGAAGCTTTGGTTAAGAATGTGTATTGTTACCATGTATATTGAAGTCGTGTAGGCGTCTGGTTATAGGCCAGACTGATTTGCACATTTGATTAATTGGATGTATTTATGTTTTAGGATCCAAGAGAAATATTACCTATTATATATAGTTTAGAATGCCGTAGGAAAGCATTTTGAATGGTAGGATTATTTCCAGGTACTGACCCTGGGTAGAGATACCAAGATCAGAACAAGGGGAGGAGAGACTGATTCCTTCCTGACCGTATACTTGTGCGTTGCCCTACGCAAAAGCCGATGCGGCACTCTTAGGAGAACCTGAAAAATAGTATGTCTTTTGCATACGTATCACCAAATTGTGTAATTCACCCGGATTAACCACCCGGATCCCCGGATCGTAACAGATTTGGGTTTCAAAAATGTGTTGCTGAAAATAATTTTTCAAAACTACAAAACCAAATGTTTGGAGGTATCACACAACCTCAAGAGATGGATGTCTCGAAACAGTTTGCTGCGAGCAAATATCGTAAGCGAGCAGAAAGCAAGCGTAAAGAAATTGTTAGGAATAAGAAAAACCTCGAACGTGAGTATGAGGATCTTGTTCAAGACATTAAAAAGATGCGTTTGCGAAAACAGAACAAAGCTCTTGCTAGGAGTATCAAGAAATTGGAAAACTTAAAGCAAGAAAAGAAGCGTATGAAACGCATTGCTCATACAATGGCAACACCAAATGTTGATTTAGTTCGACAATATGGTGTGCCTTTGCTCGATATTCTTCATTCAGTTATTGAAGCTGCGAAAACAGCTCGCGATTACGTTGGAGAAGAGCTTTTGAAATTCTTGTTGGATCTCTTCACTACTTTGTATAACATCTACAAGAATCCTGAATGGGCAGGTGTACTTTTGAATATCACAAATTTCTTTGTGAGAAATTTTCAACAGAAACATGCTGATTTAGCACTCTTTTGGTTTAAACAAGCCTTTGAAATTGCTTTTCCGCAAGCTGATGGAAATTTTTCTTACTCTGAATATATTCTCTCATTTTTTAAGATGTCAGATTCATTTTTGAATGATCGAGTTTGGGAGAACATTTGTGATTTTTACACCAAAATTATGACCTTGTACGCTGCAGGAAAAGAAATGATTTCCGTGGAAACTTTAGATTTCGAAGTTATTTGCAATAAATTCAAAGAGTTTAGGAGTAAAAT